AGTAGTATTGAACTTAATGAACATATTAAATTTGTTAAATCTAATTTAGATAAACTTTATTATAGAGATGGTCAATTTTTTCAATCTAATGAAAATATTAAATTTAAATCTAATGAACAATTAATTTCAGAAGGATATAAAGACGTTCATCCTTATGTAACAAATGTTCCTTTTACTAGTAAAGATGATGTTAGAGGTTGTTGGAGAATATTCCATGAACCAAAAAGAATAGAAGGTAATATACCAGATAATCTTTATTATGCAGTAATGGATCCTATTGGAAAAGATAAAACTATAAAAGAAGTTAGTACTAAAAATTCACTTAATTCTATATATGTATTTGCATATCCTAATGATTTAGGAGTTCCTTCTGATGTAATATTAGCTATTTTTGTTGGTAGAAATAATACACAAGAAGATGGATCAAGAGAAGCTAAATTAATATGTAATTATTATAATAGTAAATTATTAGTTGAAACTGATCGTGGAACAGTAGTTGCTGATTTTAGAAGATGGAACTCTAAACATCTTTTATTACATAATCCTTTATCAGTAGTAAATAGTAAGATTAACTCAAATGCACCAACAGAACTTGGTATAACAGTTGGAACTGGAGAACGAGCAAATGAATTTTACATAGGTCTTAAAAATTGGCTTTATACACCGGTTTCAAATGATAATGATGGAAATTTAAAATATCGTTTGCATTATATTAATGATTTACCTACCTTGTTGGAGTTTCAATCTTTTAATAGTAAAGGTAACTTTGATAGACTTTCTGCACTTAGATTAATGCCTATGCAAAGACTAGCTTATATAACTAAAAAGATGACTTCTAGTAAACCAGTAACACAAACATATCTTAGTAGCTTAGGTATGTATAAACACTCTAATTAATAAATTACTATGGAATCAACTTTTAATTCATTACCGAATCAACATACATCTATTAAAGAAAAGAAAAAAGAATCTTGGTATAGACCAACATATGATTATCTTATATCTAAAGCAATTAATCAAAAAGATTTAGGAACTATTACAACATGGCTAGATGCTGCAAATGGTATAATTAGTAATTCAACAATTGGTTATGCAGTTACTCCATTAGTATCTGAAGCAGGAGAAACATTTGAGTTTCCAGGTGAAATTAGAGAAACAGATTTAATAAATTCTATAAGAGAAAAGAATATGGGAGAATATATTGAACTTCCATATCGTTTTAGTGTAATGGTAAATAATTCTGATGCAGTAGAAAAACGAAATATAGAAGTTTCACAAGAATTAACATCTATTGCACAGTCTACTTTTATAACAATGTTAAAACAGTTACAGACAAAAAAAGAATTACAAAAACAACAAGCATTTCAACAAGAACAACAAACTGGAAGTACTACTCCTAATGTTATACCTCCTTCACAAGAAGAACCTAATATACCAGATTTTGTTAAATATGAAAGAGAGTTTGTAACTCAATGGTTAGATGAAAGAGCTATTCAAGGACAACATATTCTTGAACTTATAAACAATGTTAATAATTTTGATGTTAAAAGACTTCAATCATTTTTTTATTGGTGGGCAACAGAAGAATTTTATACATATAGAGAGATTATTAATGGAGAAGTATATACTTCTAATGTTAGTCCATTAGAAGGATTTCCTTTAGAAAATAGTGAACTATTTGTAGAAGATTATGATGGTTTTATTATTAAGAAAAGAATAACTTGGGAAGAATGTATTGCTAAATATAAAGATAAAATACCAAAAGATCAAAAAGCATATTTTGATGATTTAGTTGGTAAAGGAAATACAGGTTCTTTAAAAGTTAATCCTACTTTACTTTCTAGCCAATGGTTATCTTCTAGTATGGCATCTAGTTATAAATCAAAAATTGATAGTAATGCTGATATATTATTAACTAATAATTCTAGAACTATAGATGAGTTTACTACTATATGGAGAACAGAACGATCTATTAAATATGTAACTAGAGATATACCTACTATTGGAATATCACAAGAAATAGTAGAAGATGATTATGAACTTAGTTTAGATAATTATGATATTAAATTAGATACTAAATGGATAGAAGAAGTTTGGATAGGTAAAAGAATAGGAGATTCAACAATAGGTTTTTATCTTGAACCAGAACCTTGTGATGTACAACGTTATGATAAACATAGAAATAGACCAAAACTTCCAGTAGGAGGTAAAAAAGCTGTTCTTAAAGGTATTAAACAAAATCCTGTTCCTGCTAGAGTTATTCCTTTTATTATTATTGATCGTTTACTTACATTAAATATAGAACGATCAATTGCTAAATATAGAGATGCAATTACAGTTATACCACAATCATTACTTAATACAGATAAATCTGGAACATATAAAGAGAAAATGTTTTTTCTTAAAGCAGATGGACTTTTAGTATATGATGATTCAACTGTAGATTTACAAACTGTTACACAAGGTTTTGCTATAAAAACTAATTCAGGTCTTGAAACTTATTTTCTAACTCTTATAAAGTTAAAAGATATGTATAGACGTGATTGTTTAGAAGTTGCTAATATGAATCCTGAACGAATGGGAGATATTGATCCTAGTGCAGGAAAAGGTAATACTGAACAAAATATATATCGTGCTAAACTTGGAAGTTTATTATCTATTACTATGTTTAATCAAGCATTACAAAATGATCATAATGCAGATTTAGAATTTAGTAAAGTAGCATATATAGGTGGTAAACAAGGAAGTTATTGGGATTCAATTAGTGGTACTAATATTATAGTTGAAGTTGATCCAGATAAACATCTTGATTCTGATTATGGAGTATTTGTTAGAAATACAAAAATAGATGAACAGAAAATTGCTGATTATAGAAACTTTGCTTTTAGTGCTGCACAAAATGGTGAATTTGAATTAGCTAGTGCTGCTATAGAAGCAGATACAGTTCCTGAACTTCGTAAAGCTATCAAAGAAATAAATGAAGCTAGACGTATATTAGAAAAATCAATGGCAGATGAAAAGAATCAAGCTATTAAATATGCTACTGATAAACAAGCAGAAACTGCACAAAAAACTATAGATGCTAATCAAACAAGACAAGATTCTATAAATGAAACTGCTATTAGAGTTGCTGAAATAGGACAAGAAGGAAATCTAGATAATACTTCTGATATTGATATATTTTCTAAAGCAGATGAACATCGTACTGATAAAGAAATAGAATTAAGACAACATGATGATAAGATGAATTTACAAGCAAGAGGTTTATCACAAAAAGATAGAGAACTTTCTATTAAAGAAAAGCAATTGAAAATACAATCTAAAAACAAAATAACTAAATAAACATTATACTATAACTAAATTATAGTAACGATTAATAAATCTTGTATAATAAATGAATATAGTGTACTTTTAACGAATAATAACAGTAAACAATAACTGAAAAAACAAAAATTATGGAAAACGAATTTAAACTTAAAATGCCAGTAGGAAATGAAACAGTGGATATTAAAACTCCTACTGATACTACTACATTAACAAATGAACAAATAGAAGAAAAGAGACTTGCAGATGAAAAGATATTAGCAGATGCAGAAACAGAAAGACTTCGTTTGTTAGAAGTAGAAAAGAATAAATCTAAAGATACTAATTTAGAATCTTTTATTGAAGGTCAATTAGTAGAATTAGATGGAGTTCAATTAACTATTGATAAAGATGGTAATGCAATTGATACAACTGGTAAAATAGTTAAAACTGTAGATGAACTTAAAGAATATGTAAAACCTAGAGAAGAAACTAATACAGATTATATTAAAGAAATACAAACAAAAACAAATCTTGTAATTACTGATGATAAAGGACAACCAATTACTTATGAAAATACAGTAGAAGGTATTTCTAAATATACAGAAGATGTATTTTCAAATGGTAAAAATCTAGGTAAACAAGAATATGAACAAGAAATACTAAATCAATTTCCAATTATAAAAGATGTTATTACACATCTTAAACTTAATGGTTCTTTAGAAGGATTTACAAATAAAGTAGATTATTCTAAAATTTCTTTAGATGATAAAGATGAAGATCAGTGGTTAGGTATTTATATTGCAGCACAAACTAAAAGAGGTATATCAGAAGAAGAAGCAAGATCAACTGCTAGATATTTTAAAGAAGATGGTAAACTTAAAGAAGTAGCTCAAAAATCACTTACATTTTTATCTGAATCACAAGTTAAAGATGCAGACAATATTCAAAGACAATTACAAGAACAAGAACAATCAGAAATTGAAGAAAATACTAAATATTGGAATACTGCACAAAATCTTATTCTTACTAATGGTAAGATTAAATTAGGAGAAGAAGAACTTATTATTCCTAAAGTAATGAGAGTAAAAGAAAATAATACTATTGTTACTAAAACACCAACTGATTTTTGGAATTATATAAATAAACCACAAAGGTTTGTTATAAATGGTAAAACAGTTGAAGCAACACAACATCAAATTGATCTTGCAAAAGAACAAGAAAATCGTAATGTTAATGATGATGTATATGAAGCATTAGTAAGATTTTTAAAACAAGATAAATCACAAATTATCAAAGCACAAATTAAGACTGCTACAACAAAAGAAATAATAAAGTTAACAAATAAAACTACTTCAATTGGAGCAGGAGATCAGGGTAGTGGAGTTAAGAAGTTAATTCTTCCAGTTGCAAAAACAAATTAAAACAACAATTTAAATAACAAAGAAAAATGAGAGAACTACGCGCTGTTACGTATGATAGCAAAGTGTATACAGATGTAAATGCTCTGTATCAGAATGGACTAATTGATCAAGAAACTTTAAGTAAAAATTTAACATATCTTTGGGGAAAAGATTCAGATATGTTTCCTTTACTTAGTATGACTCAAGCACAAGATGCTTTTAAATCAATTACTCCAAAGGAATTAAATGATACTCAATATACGTGGCCAGTTATGGGACGTATGAAATGGACAACTAAAATAGTTGGTCTTGCTGCTAGTGGTCTTAGTACACCGGGTAAAACATTTGGTTTATTTGATATTTTTGTAGAAGATGCTTTTATTCACTATCAATATAGTGCTTTTACACCAGATCAATTACATCAAGTTAGGTTTATGAGTGAACCTAAATTTGTATCTACTAAAAAATATCGTGTAACAGTTCAGTTGATTACTTCTGATCCTGCTGAATATGTTTCATTAGATAATTTTTATGCAGGTAAAGCATGGGCTATGGGTTCTACTTCTGTAGCAGGTAGTTTATCAGATGGTACTACATCTAATCGTATGTTTCCTGGAAAACTTACTAATCAGTTTGGTTGGTCACGTTATTCTAAAGTAATTACAGGTAATGTTGCAAACAAAGTAGTAAATATTGAATTTGATTTAGAAGGTGGTGGAAAAACTTCGTATTGGTTACCTTTTGAATTGAAACAATGGGAAATGGAAAGACGTATGATTGATGAAGTAGATTTATGGACTTCTCGTTATAATCGTGATTCTAGTGGTGTTATTCATCTTTTAGATACTGAAACAGGTTTACCTATTCCTAAAGGTGCAGGTGTTAAAGAACAAATTGAAGCTGCTGGTAATTATGATACTTTTTCAACATTAACTAAAGCTAAATTTGATTCTACAGTACGTTCTATTTTCTCTAATAGAGTAGATAATACTCAGATGGAAATAGTAATGTATACTGGTGAAGGTGGAGCAGAAGCTTTTCATACAATGTTAATGAATGAAGCTAAAGATTATGCTGTTGCTTTAGGAGAACATGTAATTAGTGGTGGAGAATATCTTACATATGGTGCATACTTTAATCAGTATCGTTTGAATGATGGTAAACTTCTTACTATTCGTAAAACTAAAATGTTTGATCAAGGTACTTTAGCGCAACAGGATCGTGAAAATGGTCGTGTATATAATGGTCTTCCTTGGTCATCTTATAATATGGTTTTCATGGATCATTCAAAAGATGATGGTGGAGAACGTAATATACAATTAGTAACTGAAAAAGGTAGGGATGAAATTGCAGGTGTATATTCTGGTCTTACTCCATTACCTGCAATGTGGCAAACTGCAACTGGAAAAGGTGGTATTAAAATACTTGGAACTACAAAAGATAAAGCTTCTTATGAAGTAATGTCAAGTCGTGGTATCTGTATTAAGAATGCTACAACTTGTTTCTGGTTAGAAATGGCACAATAATTAAACAAACAAAAATAAATAAAAGAAACTTAACTTATTTTATATATGGAAACTGTTAATAAAAATAAAGAAGTAGAATTAATTTGGAAACTTAATCCCTCTGCATTTGATAAACTAAATGCAGAGATTTATTCTAATCCTCCTAAACGATTAGGATCAAAACATTCATCAGTAGATCGTATGGTAACTATTTATGGTAATGAAATGAAAGCTCTTATGCCAAGTATTATCGGAGTTAGTGCTCTTGATAATAATTGGTATAAAGCTTTAAAATATTATTGGGATAGTGTTTCTTATGAAATACCTGCCGGTGGTAAAAAACTAGAAGTTGGTTTTTCATATGATTTTGATGATATATTAAGAAAAGATAATATTGTTAAACTTGTAGCAAGTAATAAAAATATTACAAATAGTGAAACCCTTGCTAATTTCTGTGAAGATTCAGAAAAAGTAAAAGAAGAACAAAAATATCTTTACGGAATACCTATTAACATTGAACATTATTTAATGTATCGTTATGCTTTAGTAGATAGTGATGTTGCAAATACTTTACAAGATGCAAATAATAGTACCAAAATCAAATTTATTATTTCTACTCCAAAAGAAAAGAATGATTTAAAACGTAAGATTCATATTATTGAAACAAAAGCAAATTCAATTTATATTGAATCTTTAAAAGATAAACAAACAGTTAATTCTATTCTATATGCTCATGGTATTGATATTAGTACTATGGATGAAACTGATAGAGAAATTAAATTAAAAGAATTATCAATTGACAATACTGAAAAGTTTATTCAAATTTCAAGTGATAAGAACCTTTTATTAAAAGCAAAAATTGAACGTTATGTAATTAAAGGTATATTTAATCGTTTACCAGATAGTTCTATAATTGTAGATTCAGCTGATATTA